AGAAACAGCAAGAAGTTACGATGTTCGATTAGTAGGTATAGAGCGAGGAATGGCAAAGAACGCCGTACTCCCGTACCTACAAGACTTGATGAAGAGGAAGTCATTTTTCATCTCTGTGACAGAACTGACGCATGGCAACAAGAAGAAGACGGACAGGATTGTTTGGGCGCTCCAGGGACGCTTCGAGCATGGAAGGATTAAGTTAGTAAGAGGTGAGTGGAATAAACAGTTTGTAGACCAACTGCTTAACTTTCCAAACCCACAGGTGCATGATGACTTGATTGATGCCCTAGCCTACATCGATCAAATTGGCATCACTGAGTTTACAGACATGATGGAAGATGACGAGTACGAGGCTTTAGACCCTATCTCAGGATACTAACATGGCAATTGCTAGACTATTTGATGGTTTAATCTCTGCCGACATTCTGGAGTCTGCTTCTCGTGGTATGAAGCGGGGCTTGTTTGAGTTTGAAGAAAAGCCACCAAAACTAGAGATGCCTGAGATTGTTGGTGGCGCTCGAGGTCTTGTTACCTTTACTTCAACACTAGACCCAGAAAAGCAGGCACGAGTAACTGAAAACCTAAACCTAGCCTCTGACATGTTTAAACGAGGCCAAAGTAATGATGACATCCTGGCTCGTACTGGTTTCTGGTTTGATGAAAACGGTAAAGTTAAGTATGAAATTGATGATTCACAGGCCGAGTTATTAGTTCCTCTTGAGGAGTTAAAACCAAATCAAGCAGTCTTAGCCAGTGATTTAATTAAACACGATAGGTTTTTTCAGTTTTATCCTGAGTTAGCAGATACACCAATTAACTTTTATAGAGGTAAAGAGAATGAAATTGGTGGGTTTAACCTCAAGACAGGCGAGATTGATCTAAACCTGAACAGTGCCTCAATGATTGATGGCGATAGTATTGGTGCAATTGCTGACTTATTGCATGAAACCCAGCATGCGGTACAAAAGTTTGAAAAATTTTCTCAGGGCGGTAGTAAAGAACAGTTTCTTAGGGATATTGCCCAGCCAACTAACAAAGAACTAGAAAACGCATTTAACCAGTATATGCGCCTAGCTGGCGAAGCAGAAGCACGAAATGTATCTTTTCGTTACGCAGACCCTAAATATCATAAAAAAACTACAGTATTTAATCAACGAACAGGTTTAAATATTCCAACTAAAGATTCAACTGTAGGAAAGAACTTCTTACAGACTCTAGCACAAGACCCAATGTCTAAAAAGTATGGAGTTACAGTCCCACAATTAACAGATAACAAGGGCAATCCCATAGACATGCGTGGCGAAGTGGTGGATATGAATGATTTACGTTATAGAGAGCCAATTGAAAGGACTATCTAATGGCTGAGAACTACAACGAAAGCAAAGAAGACCCAATAAGTGAGTCAGATCGGGAGCTAGTCTCCTTCGTTACCTCACACTGTGACCGTTGGCGTGAGTTTAAAGAAGTAAACTACGAGAAGAAGTGGGACGAATACGAGCGTCTGTATTACGGTATCTGGTCTGACGAGGATAAGACTCGTGAATCAGAGCGTTCAAGGATTGTTTCTCCTGCTATTCGTCAGGCAGTAGAGAACAAAACCTCTGAAATCATTGAGGCTACTACTGGTCGTGGTGAGTTCTTTGAATGTGCATCCTAGAAATATGCTCTGGGACCCCAACTCTGATAATGTTAATGATGGTCTTGGTGTTGCTGTCGAAGAATACACCAGTCTCTTTAAGGTTGTGAAAGGCATTGAAGATGGGATCTACCGAAAGGTTAATATTGGTCCTGAGTATTCTGATAATGCTCTTGAGCCAACTCAACTGGATACACTTTACCAAGAAGACAAAGTACGAATCCTTCGCTACTACGGATTAGTGCCTCGTGAATACCTTGAGCAACTTGAAAACGAAGGACAAGAAGTAGCTGATCTCTTCCCAGAAGATAGTGATGCTGATACTTACAGCGACTTAGTTGAGGCTGTAGTCGTTATTGCAAACAATCAATACTTACTCAAGGCTGAGGCTAATCCGTACATGATGAAGGACCGCCCCATAGTGTCCTATGCACCTGAGAAAGTCCCTGGTCGTCTTGTGGGTATTGGTACGGTTGAGAAAGGCTACAATATGCAGAAAGCTATCGATGCCCAACTGCGTAGCCACCTCGACTCTCTAGCCCTGACCACGGCTCCTATGATGGCAGCAGACGCTACAAGGCTTCCTCGTGGTGTCAGCTACAAGGTCCAGCCTGGAAAGACTCTGCTTACTAACGGTAATCCTAACGAGATCCTCTTCCCGTTTAAGTTTGGCTCTACTGACGCAGGCAACATTCAGACTGCCCAGCAATTTGAAACCATGCTGCTGCAGGCTACAGGCACACTAGACAGCCAAGCCATGACTAGGTCTGTAGCTTCTGGTGAGGCTGGTGGTGCATCCATGTCCCTGGCTATGTCTTCTATCATCAAGAAGAACAAACAGGCACTGATGAACTTCCAGGATGACTTCCTAATCCCAATGATTAAGAAGATTGCTGTACGATATATGCAGTTTGACCCAGAGCGTTACCCTAGTAGGGACTTTACCTTTGTCCCTGCATCAACCCTGGGAATGGTTGCTAGGGAGTACGAGCAGCAACAGTTCATTGGTCTGCTGCAAACCCTTGGTCCTGAATCTCCAGTCTTGCCCTTGGTCCTAAAAGGTATCATCAAAGGCTCTAGCCTGTCCAATAAGGAAGAGCTAGCCATAGCCCTGGATCAGATGAACCAGCCTAACCCAGAGGTTGCCGCATTGCAGCAAGCCCAGCAACAGGCTCAAATAGCCCTTCTACAGGCTCAGGTTCAAGAGCTACAGGCTAGGGCTGCTGAGTCCCAGGCAAACGCCCAGGAGAGCCTTGCAAAGGCCCAGAAGACCACTGTTGAGGCCCAGATGATGCCAGAGGAATTACGGGTCAAGACAGTCCAGGCTCTGACCAATAACCTGGATAGTTCGAATAACGAGGAGTTTAACAGGCGTGCTAGGGTGGCAGACCTAATCCTCAAGGAACGGGAAATCCAGACCAAGGAAAACATCGTAGAAGCACAAATGAATAGAAAAGTCCAGTAAATACTTGACAAATCTATAAAAATGTGGTATAATTAATACACTGTTGTAGAAATACAACACAGTCCTAATAAGGAGAAACTGTGGATAAAGAGTTACAAGCCTATTACGAGGCTAGGTTCGACATGATGACATCCAAGGGATGGCAAGACCTTGTTGAAGACCTACGCAAGATTGAAGAAGTATCAAAGGATTTAGACAGGTGCAATGGCATAGAGGATTTGTACTATGCCAAGGGACAGTTAGACATCCTTAACTTCATCTTTAAACTCAAGGAAGCGTCCGAAGATGCTTATGAGGAGTTGCAACGATGAAGCGGATATTTGAGTTTAGGTGCGCTAAAGACCACCTAACTGAAAAGTTTGTTGATGATGAGGTTCGTTCTATTGAATGTCCTCATTGTCGCAATGAAGCCTCTCGTATTATCTCGTCACCCCGTTTCGTGCTGGAGGGCATCACAGGTGCGTTTCCGACAGCACATGATGCGTGGGCTAGAAAACATGAGCAGGCAGCAAGAGCCTATCAAAAGAAAAGCGAAAAGAATAGCTGATCCGATGGGCATTTTTTAATTTCCTAGAATCCATTGTGGACAGGAGGATAATGTGGCAGAACTTATCGACCCGCAAGAGCAAGAAGTAGAAGGCGCAGTTGACATTACGCAGGAACAAGAGCCTCAACAAGTTGAGCAAACTCCAGAACCTGTAGCACAGGAAGAAACTTCTGTAGAAGAAGTTATTCCACCCAAGTACAAGGGCAAAGGTCTTGATGAAATCATCAGGATGCACCAAGAAGCTGAGAAGCTCATTGGTCGTCAAGCCCAAGAAGTTGGTGAAGTGCGTAAACTAGCTGACGAACTAATCAAGCGACAACTCGAAACCAAAAAGGAAGAAGTTCCTGCTACAAAAGAAGACGAGATCGATTTCTTCGAAGATCCAAAGAAGTATGTAAGTAAAGCAGTAGAACAGCATCCTGCAGTTAAAGAGGCCAAAGAACAGGCTTTTGAGATTAAACGGATGCAAGTACTCAATCGGTTAAGTACTGAGTTTCCTGGTTTTCAACAGACAGTAAATGATCCAGAGTTTGCGGAGTGGGTTAAATCCTCTCCAGTCCGTCTTCGTTTATATGGCGAGGCTGACTCAAATGCGGATTATGATGCTGCTGCAGAACTCCTAAATACTTGGAACTATGTTAAACCTAAAGCTGCACCAAAAGCTGCTGCACCTTCGCCAGAAGTTAAAGCAGCCCAAAAGGCAGCGGTTAAACAGGCAACCGTAGATGTAGGTTCTAATGCTGCTGCTCCGACATCTTCTAAGATTTATCGAAGGGCGGATCTAATCCGACTACAATTGGAAGACCCTGACCGCTACTATTCACTACAAGATGAAATTCTTGCAGCGTATGCAGAGGGACGGGTTAAGTAAACCTTAACTTTTAGGAGATTTAAAAATGCCTTTGGGTACTAATAACGTAACAACGACAACCGCAGCAAAGTTTATTCCTGAGATTTGGAGTGACGAGATTGTTGCTGCATATAAGAAGTCACTGGTTCTCGCTAACCTCGTGAACAAGATGAACTTCAAGGGTAAGAAAGGCGACACCGTTCACATTCCGAAGCCCACTCGTGGCACTGCTTCTGCTAAGGTTGCTAGCTCTCAGGTTACTCTGATTGCTGCTACTGAAGACGAAGTGATTGTCAACATTGACAAGCACTATGAGTACAGCCGCTTGATTGAGGACATCGTGACCGTTCAGGCACTGCCCTCGCTGCGCCGTTTCTACACGGATGACGCAGGCTACTCACTCGGCGTGCAAGTTGATACCGACATCTGGACGCTGTGGAAGTCTATCGGTGATGGTAACGGTTCTAGCTATGCTAACAGCCGTGTCTTTACCTTTACTGACTCGACTGGTGCTCTGGCTGCCTATGATGGTTCGCTGGCTGCTGGCGAAGGTAAGTTTAGCGATATCGGTTTTCGCCGTGCTATTCAGTATCTTGACGATGCTGATGTGCCGATGGATGGCCGTTCCTTCGTTATCCCGCCCGTGCTTCGTAACGCATTGATGGGTACTGACCGCTACACCGAGCAAGCCTTTACTGGTGAAGCAGGCGCTGGCAACACCATCCGCAATGGTCGTGTTGGTAACCTGTATGGTATCGAAGTCTACATCTCCAGCAATGCTCCGACTCCTGAGTCTGGCGCACGCCTCGCTGGCCTCTTCCATCGTGATGCCTTCACGCTGGTTGAGCAGATGGGTGTTCGCTCACAGACCCAGTACAAGCAGGAGTGGCTGGCTGATCTGATGACTGCCGATACTCTGTACGGCGTTAAGACCATTCGTACCGATCTCAAAGTACAATTGATTTTACTACTGGCTTAGATGTTGCTGTTTCGTCTTTGCCTGCTGGCTCTACGCCTACAGTTTCATATAACTCCACTACAATCTCTTTAGCCTTTGGTATTCCAGATGGTACTACTGGTCCAACTGGGCCTACTGGTCCAACTGGTATAGCTGGACCAACTGGTCCTACTGGCCCGACTGGACCACAAGGTAATACAGGCCCATCAGGTCCTCCAGGCCCAACGGGACCAACTGGTCCTACTGGATTAACTGGCCCAACTGGACCTACTGGACCACAAGGACTACAGGGCGATCCTGGTCCAACAGGCCCGACTGGTGCAACTGGCCCTACTGGCCCGACTGGTCCACAGGGATTACAAGGAGATGCTGGCCCACCTGGACCTACTGGCCCAACCGGACCGCAAGGCTTACAAGGCGATACAGGCCCTACAGGACCAACTGGTCCTACTGGCCCCACTGGACCTCAAGGTTTGCAGGGAGATCCTGGTCCAACTGGACCGACTGGACCCACAGGCCCTACGGGACCAACTGGCCCACAAGGCGATATAGGACCTACTGGCCCGACTGGTCCAGCTTCTACAGTTCCTGGACCTCCTGGTCCTACTGGTCCAACTGGAGCAACTGGTCCTACTGGTCCCACAGGTCCTACTGGGCCAACTGGACCTACTGGTGTGGGATTAACAGGCGGTGGCACAGATTTAGCATTTTGGGAAAACGATCAAACTATTACTACTAATTACACAATTACATCCAATAAGAACGCATTAACGGTTGGTCCAGTAACTATTAATAACGGTGTTACTGTAACTGTTCCTAGTGGTGCTAAATGGGTTACGCTATAACGGAGAATTACGATGGCAATTAGAATTGATGGCGGCAGTACCAGTTTTGTTTCTACGATTACATCATCTCCTAGTGCGGCTAGGACTGTAACTATTCCTGACGCTACTATCACTGTTGCTGCTTCTGATTTAGCACAGACCTTTACTGCTGCACAAACTTTTAATTCTGGTAATCTTAAACTTGCTGGCTCTACTAGCGGATCTGCTACACTAAATGCGCCTGCTATAGCATCTACAAATACTTATACTTTACCCCCAGACGCATCTACTTTAGGTTATCGTAATATTCCTATCTCTGGTTCTGCCAAGACTTCTTCTTATACACTTGCTACAACAGATGTTGGTGAGTATATTGAAATAGGCACTGGTGGTTCAAGACTTGGACTTGGAGTGGTTGGGTTAAGCGTTCATCTGCAAAATACAGTCTGTTGTTTGCGGCTGGAAATACAAACGATATTTGGAATAGTGGTTCAACAACTCAAATTGGATGGGCTGCTAATACAGATTCAATCAGCGTTTACGATAACGGAACATATTTGAGAACTACTACGCAAGTGTTTCGTGATTTTTCTGCATGGGGACATTTAGTTGTTGCGGTAGATACGACTCAAGCAACTGCGGCAAATCGTGTAAAGATGTATTGGAATGGAGTAGAAATTACTGCATTTGCAACATCAAACAATCCAACACAAAATGCAGACACCTTTGTAAACGCCGCACATAATCATGTGATTGGTGGTCAACAAACTAATGTAGCAAACTCTTATTATAATGGCTATGTTACAGAAGTAAACTTCATTGACGGTCAAGCCCTAACCCCATCCTCATTCGGTCAGACCAACGCAAGCACAGGTGTATGGGAACCAGTTAAATACACAGGCACATACGGTACTAACGGGTTCTATCTAAACTTCTCAGATAACTCCAACACCACCGCCGCAACGCTTGGCAAGGACTCCTCCGGCAACGGTAACAACTGGACACCTAATAACTTCTCTGTCACGGCAGGCGTAGACAACGACAGTCTGGTAGATACGCCGACATCGTATGGCACAGACACAGGTGTTGGTGGCGAGGTAAGGGGGAATTACTGTACGATGAACCCATTAGTGACACCTACAAGCGGTTCGTTATCTAATGGAAACTTGAATTCATCTCAAACATATCAAGGGTTTCCATCAAGTTTTGCAATGTCGTCTGGGAAATGGTATTGGGAAATTACTGGTTTAACTAACACTAGTAGCAACAATCTACGAATCGGTATTGCGCCTCAAGGATATACGGTTGGCACAGGAACACCAGGGGATTTAACTGGTAGTTACGCCTATGCTGCAAATGCAACAAAAGGTTCTGGTGGTAGTTATTCTTCTTATGGTGCATCTTATACAGACAATAATGTAATTGGTGTTGCGTTTGATGCAGATGCAGGAACTCTTGCGTTTTATAAAGACGGAGTAAGCCAAGGAACCGCATACACAGGAATAAGCGGAACTTTTTTTGCATTAACTGGTTCTGGTTCTTCTGCAACAATGACATTGTGTGCAAACTTCGGCCAACGCCCATTTGCAAACACCGCACCATCTGGTTTCAAGGCACTCTGCACACAAAACCTACCAACGCCAACCATAGGTGCGACTAGCACGACACAGGCTGGGAAGTATTTTGATATTGATGTTTATACAGGTATTGCTGGAACTTACACAAAGACAGGTCTTGGTTTTCAGCCAGATTTAATTTGGGGCAAGGCTCGTAATGCTGCTGCGGCCCACCGTTTAGTTGATGCTGTCCGTGGAGGCACTCTTAAACTTACCACAAGCTCAACTGATGCTGAGAGCACAGACGTTGCTGCCTACACGTTTACGTCTGACGGCTATAGTATTCCGGGTGGAGTAAACCACAACAATAATACTGGGACAACCTATGCCGCTTGGTTATGGAAAGCCCACGGTGCTGGTTCATCTAACACAGATGGCACAATCACCAGCACAGTAAGCGCAAACACCACGGCTGGGTTTTCGATTGCTACATTTACAATGCCTGCTAGTGGGACATCTGACACAGTTGGTCATGGACTTGGTGTTGCTCCGGCGATGGTTATAGTTAAGTCTAGAGGGTCGTCTAGTTGGGGTGTTTATCACAAAAATTTAACATCTGCGGCTTATTATTTGCGATTACAAACCACAGATGGAGAAACATCTAGCAACAGTTATTGGAATAGCACCGCACCAACATCAACTGTATTTACTCTTGGTGCTACATGGTATGGTGCTGGAACAATGGTTGCCTATTCTTTTGCGCCCATAGCAGGCTATTCCGCATTTGGTTCTTATAGCGGAAATAATTCCAGCACAGACGG